GTTTTCTTTTTCTCTCTATTATCAAAAGTTTTCATTTTTTTTTCGGAAGGAGGCGCGGGGATGGCGAAACAAAAACTAAGTTTCGACGACATTATGAAACTTGCGGACCAGTACGGCGTAAAGGACAATGTTCTGTTTGTTTCCGCTGCCGACCGGTACGCGGAACAGATGAAAATCATCGAAAAGATGCAGGAGGATCTGGATAAACGCGGGCTCGTCTTGATGATTGTCGGCTCTCAAGGTCAACAAAAGATCGAGGCTAACCCGCTGGCCGGGCAGCTGCCGAAGTATAACGACACCGCCAACAAGACGCTGGGCGTGATGCTGGACATCATCGAGAAGCTGGGCCGGGAAGCGCCGGCGGGGGATAAGCTGGGTGAGTTCCTGAGTGAGTAAGTCCGAAGCATGGAAGCGGATGACGCCGCCGGATATACCGAACCGGGAACTTGACGCGGATGTGGAACGGTTGCAGAAGATGGTGGACGCTGACAACTGGATCCTCCGGTACTACCAGATGATAGAAGACGGGTCCGTGACTGTTGGTCACTGGATCCGTTTGCTATATAAGCGGATCATTTCAGATCTGGAGGACAAGGTCTACTTCTTTGACCAGAAGAAGGCGAACAAGGCGATCCGCTTCTTTGAGAAGTTCTGCCATCACTCGAAGGGCAAGCTGGCGCCGCAGCTGGTGAAGCTGGAGACCTGGCAGAAGGCGCTGATCAGCTGCATCTTCGGCCTGGTGGATGAGAACGGCGTCAGGGTCTACCGTGAAGTGTTCGTCGTTATGGGCAGGAAAAACGGGAAAAGTTTGCTTGCCAGCGGCATAGCCGAATTTATGAGCTATGCAGACGGTGAGCGAGGGGCCGACTGTTTCTTCCTTGCCCCTAAATTGGAGCAAGCCGACATTGTTTTCTCAGACTACTGGCAATCCGTGAGCGCGGAGCCGGATCTGATGAAGATCACGAAGAAGCGGAAGACGGACATCTACATCGAGAGCACCAACACGTCCGTGAAGAAGATCGCCTTCAGCGAGAAGAAGAGCGACGGCTTCAACCCGCACCTGACGGTGTGCGATGAGATCGCGGCGTGGGTCGGTGACCAGGGCATCAAACAGTACGGGGTTATGACCTCCGCCCTGGGCAGCCGGGAGCAGCCGCTGATCCTGTCGATCACGACGGCCAACTATATTAACGATGGTATTTACGATGAACTGTTCAAACGCGGGACATCGTTCTTACAGGGCAACAGCCGGGAGAAGAGGCTGCTGCCTTTTCTTTACCAGATCGACGACGTCAGCAAGTGGAACGATCTGAACGAACTGCAGAAGAGTCTGCCGAACCTGGGCGTCAGCGTTTCGGTGGACTACATCCTGGAGGAGATCGCGAAAGCGGAGGAGAGCCTGGCGAACCGGGCGGAGTTCCTCTGCAAGATGGCCTGCATCAAGCAGAACAGCTCGCAGGCATGGTTGAACGCCCAGGACATCAGGAAGTGCTTCGGGTATGACAAGACGCTGAACGACTTCCGGCACATGTACGCGCTGGGCGGGATCGACCTGTCCCTGGCGGTGGATTTAACCGCCGCGGTGGTCGTGATCGAGAAGGACGGCGTCAGCTGGTTCGACACGATGTTCTTCATGCCGGCGAACAAGGTCGACGAGGCCACGCAACGGGACGGCCTTCCGTATCGCATCTACGCGGAACGGGGGCTGCTGACGATCTGCGGCGAGAACACGGTGGACTACCACGACGTGCACGCCTGGTTCAACCGGCTGGAGCGCGAGTTCGAGATCCTGCCGCTGAAGGTCGGGTACGACCGTTACAGCGCGGCGTACCTGGTGCAGGACATGCAGGCTGACGGGTTCGACATGGAGATGGTCAGCCAGGGCAGCAACCTGACGGGCGTGCTGATCGACATGGAGGGCATGATCAAGGACGGGCGGCTGCGGTGCATCAACGACAACGACCTGATGAAGGTGCACATGCTGGACGCCGCCCTGAAGTTTGAAGAGGGGACCAACCGGAGACGGTTGATAAAGATGAGTGCGAAACAGCACATCGACGGGATGGCCGCGCTGTCGGACGCGATCTGCATGCGCCATAACTACTACGAGGAAATGGCTGCTCAGCTGAGCAACGAGAGGTGAAAGCGATGGGACTGATTGACAGGCTGTTCGGGAGGCCGAAGGTTTCGGACACGGGCAGCGACACCCGGTTTGAGACGATAACGGCATATCAGCCGCGGTTCACCAGCTGGGGCGGGCAGATCTACGAGAGCGAACTGGTGAGGGCTGCGGTGGACGCAAGGGCCCGGCACGTGGCGAAGCTCCAGTACCGGATGGAGGGCACGGCCAGGCAGAAGCTGTGGACGGCGACGCAATCCGCGCCGAACCAATGGTACACCTGGGCGCAGTTCCTGGAGCGGTGCAGCAATATCTACGACGTGCAGAACAACCTGTTCATCGTGCCAATCCTGGACAGGCTGGGCGAGGTTGCCGGGTTCTTCCCGGTGCTCCCCTCCAGCTGCGAGGTGGTCAGCCGGGGCGGGAAGCCGTACCTGAAGTACACCTTCGTGAACGGCCAGCGGCGCAGCATGGAGCTTGAAAACTGCGCGATCGTGACGAAGCACCAGTTGCAGGACGACTTCTTCGGCGAGAAGAACACGGCGCTGGACGCGACGATGCAGCTGGCGATGATGTACAACCAGGGCATCATGGAAGGCGTGAAGAACGGCGCCACCTATCGCTTCATGGCGCAGCTGACGGGCAAGGCCTTCGACGAGGACTTGAGAAAAGAGCGGAAGAGGTTCGACGAGAACAACTTCCAGGGCGGAGGCGGCGGCCTTCTCCTGTTCGGCAACCAGATGCAGAACATCCAGCAGCTGAAGCAGGACGCCTACAAGGTGGACGCGGAGCAGCTGAAGCTGATCCAGACGTCAGTTGAAAACTATTTCGGAGTTCCGGAGTCCGTGATCCGCAACGAAGCGACCGCGGACGTGCTGGACTCCTTTTTCAATGGATCCATCGAGCCCTTCGCGATCAAGCTGAGCGAAGCGCTGACGAAGATGGTCTACACGGAACGGGAGCGGAACAGCGGGAACCGGATCACGTTCACCGCGAACCGGCTGCAGTACATGAGCGCCGGCACGAAGATCCAGATGGCCCAGCAGCTGGGCGACCGGGGCGTACTGACCATCGACGAGATAAGGGAATTGTTCAATTACGCGCCGCTGCCTGACGGCAAGGGACAGTACACACCCATCAGGGGCGAGTACAAGGACGTGCAGGGAAGCGACGCCGACGAAAACAAGGAGGAAAAAAACGATGGACAAGCGTGAGATCCGGTTCGCTCCGATTGAGCTTCGGACTGAACAGGAAGAGAACGCGGAGGTGGCCTACATCGAAGGCTACCCGATCGTGTTCAACCAGGAGACCGACATGGGCGAGTGGCGCGAGGTGATCGACCCGGCCACCGTGAGCGACGAAAAGATGCTCCGGGACGTCGCCCTGATGGTCGGCCATGACTTCGGGTCCATCCCGCTGGCCCACAGCCGGCGGAACAACGGCAACGGGACCATGCAGCTGACCGCCGCTGACGAGGGCGTGTTCATGCGGGCCGCGCTGGACGTGAAGAACAACCCGAAGGCTGCAGAGGCTTATTCCGCTGTAAAGCGCGGCGACCTTTCCGGGATGTCGTTCGCCTTTACCGTGAATAAAGAAAGCTGGGAAGAACTGGACGCTGACAAACCGCTCCGCCGGATCACCGGCTTCGGACGGATTTTTGAGTGCTCCCTGGTTGCCTTCCCGGCATATCCCGGCACATCGGTTCAGGCTGCCTCCGAAGGCGACGCGCTGGAGAGCGTGAGAGCCTCGCTGGAGAGCGCAAGGAAGCAGCTGGAAGAGGAACGTGCCGCACAAGCTGAACGGGAGCGCCGGACGGCGGTTCTTGAACGGCTGAACAATCTGACAAAGGAGGTCAACGAGAATGAAGTTTGACCTGACCGGCAAGACCGTGGAAGAACTGGAAGCCCGTCAGCTGGAGCTGAAGGACCTGCCGGACGAAGCACGTGACGCCATGAGCACGGACGAACTGGAAGAGCGCTGTGATGAGCTGGAAGCCATCAAGAGCGAACTGGAAGCCCGCGCTGCGGTGGCTGAGGCCGCCGAAGAGACCCGCCGGGAAGTGGCGGAAGGAAACGACCCCATCATTAAGACTTTTGAAGAGAAAGTGGAGGAAAAACACATGGAAAAGAATTCTATGGAATACCGCAACCTGTGGCTGAAGAACCTGCAGGGCACCCTGACCGAGGAAGAGACCCGCGCCTACGCGGCTGCCGATGACGCCAACGCCGTCCCGCAGATCGTCTCCGACAAGTTCTTCGAGAAGATGAAGAAGCTGGCCCCCATGCTGAGCGAGATCACCCTGCTCCGCGTTGCCGGCAACCTGAAGTTCGTCGCTGAAGGCGTCCGCAACACCGCCTCCAAGCACACCGAGAACAGCGCGATCGACGCCGCTGCCGACACCATCGTGAATGTCACCCTGGGCGGCTTCGAGTTCATGAAGGTCATTCAGATCTCCCGGACCGCGAAGCTCATGTCCGTGGACGCCTTCGAGGGATGGCTGGTTGAAATGCTGGCCGGCGACATCGCCCGCGCCATCGACAACTACATCATCAACGACGGCACCAACGGCATCGCTGCCCTGACCTGGACCACCAGCACCAACCAGATCGTGGCCGCCAACTACGGCTACGGCAACGTGTGCGACCTGATCGCCCTGCTGCCCGCTGCCTATGACGCGGAAGCGAAGTTCCTGGTCAACAAGAAGACCCTGTACGGCAAGATCGCCCAGATCGTGGACAGCACCGGCAACCCGATCTTCGTGCCCGACACCGTGACCGGCATCGGCGGCCGCCTGATGGGCTATCCCGTTGTGGTTGACGACTATGTCGGCAACACCAAGGACGAGCTGTACCTGGGCAAATGGTCTGACGTCGTCGGCAACCTGCCCGAAGACATCCATGTGGACCGCGATGAGTCTGCCGGATTCACCTCCAACAGCATCATGTATCGCGGTATCGCGGTGTTCGACTCCAAGCCCGCGAAGGGCGACGGCATTGTCCGCCTGGTCAGCACCACCGCCTAATATGGTCTGAGGCCGACGGGCATCAGATAGCCGGGAGCGCCGCTTCACCCCTTGCGGCGCCCCGGCGCTTTTCTTTGAAGGGGTGAGAAGGGGTGGAAAAATGAAAACGATGATCGCGGTCCCTTGTATGGACCAGGTGCAGACAGAGTTCTGCCAGAGCCTTTTCAACCTGCAGCGGGTCGGAAACGTATACGCGAAGATGCTGCAGTGCAGCCTGCTGGTGAAGAGCCGGACAGATCTGGCGCTG